CGTCGTAGTAGTCGCGGTGGATCTGCGCCTGCTTGCGCGCATCCCGCGTGGTGTCGGCCGAGAGATTGAACTGGTGGACGAAGCGCGCGAGCTGCTGATCGCCCTCGATCGGATCGCCATCGCCAGCCTCCGAGGCGCCGACATCCGGATTGCTGGCGTCGAGCTTTTTGGCTTTCTTACGCGCGGCCATACTTACGTTTCTGTCTCTTCAAGCGGCGCGCGTCTACAGCCACTCGGTCAGTGTTGTAGTTAAGATAGCCCCGATAGCTCTTGTACGGCATATGAAGCTGTAGAGCCTGGAGCCCACTAATCTCCCGAAGACTACGATCTATGGGACGCGGGTGACCGCCAGGAAATCGATCCCACTTGATTACGCGGTTCGCCATGCTCGGGTCTCAGGTTCCTCAAAGAGTCGGGAGTAGGAGTCTTTCGGCTGGTGCTCTTTCGAAGCGCCCTTGGCCACCCACGGTCGGGACATACACGCATAACGCGTCTCATCCCCGGCGTGGTCTTCCATATGCGTATCCACATCCTCGGGACGTTTTGAATCGTGCTGCAGCATGGGGATAGTTCGAATGGTATGGATGCAGGTCTTGAAGAAGTACAGCATCGGCTTGCCATCCTGACCCCGTAGTCGAGCGCGCAGCTGATCCCAGCCGCCCATGGCGCCGCGTTCCGGCACCCGTTTATTGTCCGCAGGCCGCCAGATCACTGGCGCCATGCGTGAAGCGATACTGGGGCCACCATTGACTGCAAAGGCCGAAGGGTCTAGCACGCCATAGGCGATTTGATCGCCCTGCTCGCGGCTGCGTATGCCCTCCCCTAGTTGTTCTGCGTCCAGCTTTAAACCCACGTTCGGCTGGCCATCCTTCATGCCGTACCACTCGCGATACTTGATGAGTGCCCCGCGTGGGAACTGGGGCAATTCACCATCCGAAACGGCATACCAGCCCACACTGAAGGGTTCGGCTGACCCCCAGTCCATTGCGCGAAACCGTGTCCACTTTGCCGGCAGACTCAGCGGCTCAATGACGTGTTTGTCGGGATTGAATTCGGGGAAGAATGCCCCTTCGATCACCGACCAATCGCCTTCCTTGATGGCTCGCACGAAGTTCGGTGATCCCGCACCCTCCAGGCGATTCTCATAGCCGGGATCATTTGCAATCCCGATTTTGTTGTCCTGCAAGCGCGCTTTGATGAACAAGCGCTTCATGCCCGATCCGTCATTCGGCACGAATACATGCCCACCCAATGGGTACTCGTCGATCTTCCAATAGGCGCGCACGTTGTGGTGGCCAGGCCCGCCTGGGTTCGCACTGGCTCGAATACGCTTGTTCGGAATGTTCGCCGAGGCACTACGAAGCCGGGCTTTCATGCGCAGATACGGCGTCATGCTCGCCCACAACGCAATCTCATCCCAGCCGATCCACGTATAGGCGTGGCCCCAATACTCCATCCAGTCGTCGTCCGACTCCATGAAGCGCATCTTCAGGGTCGCACAGTTAGGCCAGGTCCAGGTCTTGGTCTGATTGCTCCAACTGACCCCCGGAAACCAGTTTGGGTAGATCTCCTTGCTGCGGCTGATCAGGTCCTCGAGCTGGGGGTAGTTCTTGCGAAAGAGGATGCCGTGCCAATGCTGACCGTAAGGCCGCGGAATATCCTGCGCGAAATCCCCCAGTAGAAAGTCACTCTTGCCGCCGAATACCGCACCGCCATAAAGCAGTTCATCAACCGTGTCCCGGCGAATGGCCGTTAGCTGGGGTCCCGGCTGGGCTCGCCACGGAATCACTGTCGCGCTGCTCGACAGGAATGGGCTGCGCTGCGTATTGACCGATGACACCGTCTACCTTTGCGTCGACTGAAGAGAGCTTGGGGTGCAAATAAGGCGCTGCCTCCTTGGCATAGGGCATGGCTGCTGCTGCACCCCCTTGCTCGTAGGCTTCCCGCATCGCTTCCAGCATCACCTCAAGGGGCGTGGTGCCTTCCTTGAGTGCCCGCATAGTCAGCTCTTGGCGAAGCTTCCCGATCGGCGTGTCGGCGCTCTTGGGACGTCCTGCGCCCTTTCGTTTACCGCCGCGAGTGCCCATTTGATTAAATTTGAATACGTTTGAATCAAATCTCGGATTCAAAGGTGTCGAATCGGTCAATCACAACCTTAGCCGTTTCAACAACATCGCTGATCCGAGAATGATCTGGCTCAGTGAGCACCTGCTTTCCTTGTAACCACTCCAATACGCGGCGCATCTCCACAGCCGAATTTCGCAACTCGTCTGCAAGCTTATTCATTGGACGCCCTGCATGTTGCGAATGCGATAGCTCAATTCCTGGGAGAGCTGGTTGTCTGTGCCGTAATCGCTCTGGATGGTCAGGATCCGGGTCTCGTAGGGATTGCGGTCATTCAGGATGGCGTTCGCCCCTGCCGGGATCGTGATCTCGATGGAGCTATCAGGCGTGGTGGTTTGCCAATCGAGCACTGGAGTCACTTGCTCGGGGACAGTCACGTCATCCAGGCGATAGCGAATCGTCACCGGCATGAACGATTCATAGCGCTCGTCTTTGAAGCTCACGGCGAACTTCTGACGGGACTGCTCCAGGATGGTCAGCATTCAAGTCCCATACCGATAGCGCTTCTTGGGATCACCGTCGCTCTCCAATCCGTTCTTGGCGCGATATGCGCGATAGGCCGTCTCCGCCCGACATGCTTTACACGCTCGTTTCCAATAGCCTTTCTCGAAACGCCATTGAGTATTGGCATCGGTGAACTCATGGCCACGCTTACATTCACCGCCGACCATCTTCGCTGCGATCTCGACGGGAGGCTGCATAGGCGGTTTCTTCGTACTCAATCGCGCAGTGCGTGCCCGCTGAGCGGCATTGAAGCAGGCCCGGCAGCGGCGATGTTTTGTGCGACCGTTGGGTTCGGTGTAATCAATCAGATTCTCGGGCGTAAGTTCGTGGCCGCGTGGGCAATGGGTGCCCGTGAAGCCACTCCATTTGAACCGTCCCTTCTGAATGCAGTCGCGAACGTTCTCCTGCTGCGTCCCCACAAATAGGTGATTCGGGTTCACACATAGACCGTTGTCACATTTGTGGCAGGCCACCATGTCTTTCGGGATGGGGCCTATCCAGTGCTCGTATGCGGCGCGGGCCGCGATCATCCATTTGCCGTCCTGGCAAATTCGAGGTCGCCCGTAGCGACTCAACATCTTCTTGTGATTCCACACCCAGCAGCCGGTCTTCGGATCAGGCGTGCTGTTATCCAGAATCTTGCGATCGACCGTCTTCTGTTTTCTCGGCATAACTTGCTCCGCTTAGGGAGCAAGATCATAACATCAATCTAAGGAAATGCCTATTTATGCAGCGGCAAAGGTCAATGTTACAGTCAACTGCCAAGCTTGCGTGTTAGTTTTTGTGCCCAAAGACTCCACTTTTCTCTGCCACATCACCCCGCTGGCGGCGGCATTGAAGGTGCCCCACTCCTGCCAGGCGAAATTGGCCTGACTGGTGCTGAAGGTGCTACGGAAGGTCACCGCGGCGCCCGAACGCGACGGATAGGCCGCATCCATGCCGATACGCACCTTATTCGTGCTGGCCTGCAAGTCGGTTTGTGCGGCCGAGAAGGCGGTCGTCGAGTCACCGACACCTAGATACGCGTTGGACGCGTTGATGTAGGTCGGCGTGTCGTTGATAGCACATTTGGCGATTTCGGTGGCGGCGGCGGTCGTGAGGCCCATTACTTTCTCCAGACTTGGGTCGGGCGGTCTGCGCCGCCGACAACGAGTTCCACACAATGAGGGTTGAGCAGGTCGCGGACGAGTGATTCGTAGTCACTGATGCCCGCAGGTTTGGGGTCCACGTCGCCATTGAATTTCGCGACGTAGTAGAACGCGCAGTCGACGTTGACTTGGATGCCGTCTTTACTCATATCGGGGTGATGCGAATCCAGGCCCGCAAGGGCGTAATACGGATAGCAAAGGGTCGCGTGTCGACAAGCATCTCGAGTTCCGAGACCTCATCGATCGTGACTGTCACGGCGTCAGTGCTCTGAAACTGCAGGACACCGCTGAAAATGCTCAGCAGCGAGGCTTCTGTCAGGGTCGCGGAGACTGTGTCGGCCGTGACCACCGACTGAGTCGAGGTCGACAGACTCGACGTGTCCGTCGCACTGACCGAAATCGTATCGGCTGTGATGAGCGAGATATTGAGGCCCGAGACCTCTGTCAGCGTGCTCGTGACCGTGTCGCTGGCCGTAATCGGCGTCGCGGCGACCTGTACGAGGGCTACCGTCTCCGAAACCGTGACGTTCGTGGCGTCCACCGCGAACACCACATTGAACAACTGGGACTGTTCGGTCAGCGTGACGCGAACCGTCGAGTCCTGAGACGTAATCTGGTTCGAGGTGATCGGGTCCTCGTTCCACTGGATCGAGACCGTGTCGGCGGTCGTGATCGGAACCAGGAGCGAGGGTGCCTTGCCCGGGACGTCATAGTACGGGACCGGCGTAGCCCCGACGCCCAGTATCGTGGTCTGGGACGCCTGCGTGACCGTCGCCGTATTGGTCAGCGTGACAGAGACCGTATCGTTCGTGACGATCTGCGTCAGAACGAGAACCGAGCTCGACTCCGTCAGTGTGACGCTGACGGTATCCGCAGTGCTCGCGGCATCCTGGACCGTCGTCGGGGACGGCCCGGGCGCGCCCCACACCGCGAGGGTGGTGTAGAGCGCTGGAAAGGACATGTTACACGATCACGAGCGTATCAGTGTTGGCCGGGGCAGAGGTCAGCGCGCTGACGGTGAAATGACCCCGCCCGGTCACCAGTGTATAGGCCGTGATACGGGCGGCCTGCTGATTGAGCGTGCCGGCGGTGAAAATAACGGTGCGTCCGACCCAGTGACTGCCTGCAGCGGTAGTGATGTCACTGCACTCGAATTCCGTCGTCGTGGGCGTGAAGCCCGCATTCGTCACCGTGCCTATCTGCATCGAGAACGCCGACAGCCCGAGATTGGCCGCCGCCTGGTTGATGCCATTGATCGAGGACAGGTTGACGTTCAGTACTCCGGTGCCGGCGACCAACGCGTTATAGACCGATGCGGGAACGACGGTAAATTCAGCGCGGACCGGGAGTGCGCCGGACTTACTGATGTCCAGTTGCAACTGTCCCACCGTACCAGTATCGGTCGTGTCGAACGGAATGAAGTACCAGCCGCCGGTGTCGTGCGTGCCGCTCGTCGCACTGTGCTTCTGAGCCGCGGCCGCATAGTTCAGCGACAGACTGCAATCCGCCTGCGCGATCGTGAGCGCGGTCTGTTTGGTAACGGCATCCGTGGAGGACACGAAGGGCCCGACCCGCACCGTCACCGAGGTCGACTGTTTGAGAATCTTGAACATAGTGACCTTTTAAGTCTGGTGCTGAAGGTAGGACGAGGCCAATACAGCGATGCTCGGACCCCCACCCCCACCGAAGTTGCCTCCGGTGAAATTATCGAAAGCATTGGCCTGAGGCGTGGTATCCCAACTCCCGAAGCCGAGCCGGGAGAAAGTGGTAAAGGTCACCGGACTCACAAACTGACACGTCGCGTCTATACCGTCCCACGAGTTCACTGCACTGGGAGTAGCGGCTGTGGGGTTGACCCAGAAGCGAATGATCCCCGTGCTCGCCTCGAAGCTGATCCCGTATGGAACAGTCGTCGGATTGACCCACGTAATGGGCGTGCTTACGGGCGAATAGTCCGTTCCTTCGGTGATGTAGGCGGTAAACGCTGCCATCTGTGACAGCTTGCCATTGAGCGTGGCTGTCTCGCGGCTGAAGATGGCGAGCAATGCGGTGCCACTTCCATCGCCGCACGCGACACCGACCGATTCCTGGTCGGAGGTGAAGGTCGGCATCGTGAAGCGCATCCACTTATCGCCAGTCCCGCAGCTCGTCTTGGCAAGCACGAGACCGTGACCTGAAATGACCAAAGTGCCGCTCGAATAGGCCGCGTACGAACCCGTACCCTTATCGAAATCGCTCGAGAACGTACCGCTGAAATCGAGGTTGATGAGGGTTGAGGCGGTCATCAGTTACCCGTCAGCGTAATTTGCTGCTGAGCCAGAATAGTGTCGGCGACACTGTCGGCCAGCACGGTCAGGTAGTACGTGC